TAGCGTTGAGTGCTGGGGTGTAATCCAGAACGCCAGCCATGGTTAGAGCGGAAGCAACGTCTGCGGAGCAGAGGATGATGTTGCCCTTTCCACGACGAGTTCTCTGAGCGATTGCGTTAGCATCACGCTCAATCTGGAACAGAAGACCCTTGAACTTCTCAACTGACCAACGACCGTTGGAGTCAACGTCAAGGTCGAAGATGCCTGCAGTTGCTACGTTTTGTACAGCACCCTGTTCAGCAGTCTTGTAGATGGTTCTGATAACTTCGCGGTTGATTTCAGCAAGAATCTCGGTTGAGAGAATGTTTGCTAATTCCGCTTCAGCATTCAGACCGTGGATTGCCTTGAGGTCCTGAGCAAGCTCTAGTGAGTACTCAGCCTTCAGAGCGCGGCTCTTAGCAGTTACGGTGACCTTCTCGATTGAGAATGCCATTTGGTTGAAGTTCTCACCACCTTCGCCAAGTGATTCGGCGTAAGCGGTGTTCATTCCCTGACCAACATTATATGCGGTTTGGGATGAACCAGATGGATTTAGAACTGCTGGGTTTGTACCTGCTTGTGCAGTTGTACCCATACCAACAGTACCGTCAGTCCAACCATCGGTATTGTTGTATCCGGTATCTTGACCGGAGAATGCTGTATCTACTTCGTTGTAGAATGCTTCGGTTCCGCTCTGATTGACATAGCGTGAACGCATTGCGAAGATCAGTCCAGTAGGACCGTTCATTGGTTGAACGCCTGCGAGGTCATAAGCGACCAGGTTAGGCATTGCACGGCGGATCAGTGAGATCAGAACTGGATCGAAACCAGCGGTAGGACCTGCGCTGAATCCTTGTGCGCTACCACCGAAACCAGCAGTTGCACCTGATGCAGTGCTGTTGGTTGGTGATTCGGTCAGGAATGAACCTGAAGTTGCGAAAGAGTTTTCCTCTCTGAGGAACTTCTCTTGGTTCTCTAGCAGGACTGCGGTTACTGCTCTACGATGTGAATCTTTGATAGAATCAAGACCCTGATAGTCGAGGAGAGGTGCCCACTTTTCCTGCAATTGCTCTGAATGGAACATTTGCGTTTACCTTTGTTGTGTGGATGTTTTTGTTTGAATTATATTAAATTCAATTATTTGCTAAATCTTGAGAGTGTATTCAGATAATTAGCCATAGCACCAGAGATAGACTCATGTGCAATGTCTACTCCTTCTGAGAGTGATTCTGATTTAGCGGTTGGTGAACCAGATCTTGATGGGAAATATGCTTCCCTTAAAGTCTCTAGTTTCTCACGATATTGTGCTTCACTTTCAAACTCAACACTTTCGGCAAGTGAAGCGAGCTTATCCTTCTGAGAAAGTGCTAGACCCTCAGAAATCTCATCAAAGATTCCATCTGCAACCGACTCTGCGAGACGCTTGTTTAGATGAATGTTTCTCTCAATTTGCTCGTTGAGTTTTTCTTCCATTTCATCAAGTTTTTCTACCATGCTCTCAAGCACATCATATTTATCTTCAGGGATTGATACATAATGTTCTTCAAAAAGATTCTTCATGCCATTGAGGAATGATTCGGTCAGTTCTGACTGGAGACCAGACTGAACAGCGAGTTGATTCTCAGTGATCCACTCTTCCGAAACATACTCAAGGTAAGAATCTACGCGATCAACTAGTTCTGATTTAATTTCCTCTACTTCCTCTACGAGTCTTTGCTCGTATTGGGTTTCGAGAGATTCGCGGATCTGCTCTACTTTTGATCTTAGAGCAGCTTCAAAAATAGTTTTTGCTTTTTCTTTAAACTCTTCTGAGAGATCTTCTCCCTCAACAAGAGCAGTTACGTCCTCATCAATTTCGGACTCACTGTAGAAGAATTCTTCCTTCTTAGTTTCTTCTTCTTCGTCTTCGTCCTCTTCTTCCTTTTTACCTTCTTTGTGCTTCTTCTCGCCCTTTTCTTCCTCTTCGTCCTTAGCTTCGGTTACTTCACCCTCAGCATCCTCTTCAATGAGATCCTCATCGTCGAGTTCTTCCTCTTCCTTAACAGCACCACTAAGCTTCTGCATAGCATCTGCTGCCTTGGCACCACGATTTACGATATTCTTAACAGAACTAAGTGAATCACCAGCAGTCTTTAGTTTTGCTGAATCATCATCTGGACGATAGTTGGTTGGATCAGGGCCACCAAGATCTTCCCATCCAGCAGTTTGTCCATCGGGAATGCCAGTTGTTAATTTTGACATTCCTTCGGCAGGCTTAGCACCAGCATTAACTGCGGTTTTGGATTGCTTAGTGCCTACTTCCATTTCTTGTAAATCTCCACGAGACATTTGAACTCTCCGATTACCTTTTAATTTTAATCTATATTTATTTATAATTTAAAGATTTGCGAGAAAATCATTGAAAAGTTGTATTTTGTGCTCTTCAAGTCTTCTCTGATCAACTAGAGTGTTAATTCTCATAGCAGCTTTTTCTGCCATCTTTTCCCTTAGGATTCCACCATCCCAAATCCACTCTTTACCTTCCATAATTCCCTGAACAAAAGCATCAGGAGCAGAAGGATCCGCTACAATATCAGCAGCGGTTGCAAGCATAAAGTCTTCACCAACTTCTTTAAATCCTTTGTTGTTTTCTCTAAGTGATCCAATACCACGAGAGGAAACGCCAAGGGTTACACCATCCTTAAGAAGTGACTCGGCAATTTTTCCCATTGGAGTAGAAAGAATTTGTGCCTTTCCAATGAAATTGTTTCCATTACGATAAAGTTCTGTAATTTTGTGTGATACACGATCTAAATTTACAGTTGGACCATCTGGATGACCAAGTTCTCCGAGAGCACGTCCTTTTTGGACATACTGCTCAGTGTAACGCTTCACTTCTCTTTCCATAATGGACATTGGATACATACGTCCATTACGGTTCACGCATTCTGCTTGTAGAAAAGGACCTTTAATATAAAGTTTTGCAGTCTTTCCTGATCCCTCAGTAATGACTTCTACCTTTTCAATTTCTTCTCTGATTAGTTTCATTTTACGCTTGCCCCGTAATTTGTACTTGTTGGAAATAAAGTGTTCCTGATCCAACCCCATATGCAGAGACTTTATTTGAGATTGAAATCGTGGCATAAGAGGATGCTGAAAATGCCGTTGCAATTCCACTTGAATTATATGCAACAGTCATTCTTGTTTGATAGTATCCATTAATTCCTGTGGATGTATCAACAGATGTCACTTGAGCATGAGTAAAATTATAATAAGTTTGCCCAGTTACTGATAGTGAAACATAATCACCAACCCCAAATGGAACTTGTGTCCCCTCTGGAACTGTGATTATTGTTGTTGCACCAGTAGCCACTCCAACAACTCTGTTTGATGCCTTAGTTAAAGCAAGACTTACTGTTTCACCAGAAGGAACATAATAATCGGAAGTTGTTGCCGTGGGATTTCCACCAATAGAAATGTGCGCTGCACCATTGGCGGCAACCACTCTCAAAACACTAGATTGTACAGAAAATGCAGATGAAGTTGTTGCAGCACCTGCAGTAAAATTAAATGAGGAACCTGCCCCAACTGGTCTATGAGCCATTATTTTATTAGATACACTTTTAGTTATTTATAAATCTCTATTACCTACTAATCTCTTCCCAGTCCATAGAAGCAAAAATCTGCTCACCATTAGTTGCAGCAGTAGCAAGAAGTGTGAGTTCAAAAGGTGTAGAAGTCAAACTATTTCTTTCTAACTGAAACTTGAATAGTGCTTCTTTTAGAATATCAATTGATGGAGAACCTTGATTTGATGAGTTTAAAAATCCACTCGCAAGTATTCTTCCACCAGCATAAGAAGTTCCAGTAAGATTATATTCAACACTACTATCCACACCAGCACTCACCCAACTTCCAGCTGTTGTAGTTCCAGATGCTCTTACCTGCCAATTATAATTAACTCCATTACCAATTCCCATAAGAGAAAGTGCAGTCATAATGATAATTGCATCCAAAGCAGTAGTTTTCAATCTCAAACTAACTATAGGATAAAAAGTCCCAGCAGTTGTAAGAGTTCTTGGTGCCGTGATTGGTGTTCCTATTGCCTGTTGTAATCCACGAAGTTCATAACCACCTTCGGAAATTACAGTAGAACAAACTTGTTTAAGTGTGCTTGCACTGGTTGTAATTCCAGTATTTACAATCTCATATCTTAATGGTAGTGATGCTGTTGTGATATAAGTTGAAGTGATTAAGTTTGCGTGATGGAATGAATGGCAGTGAATAAACTTCCCATCGACTACAAAACCCAATCTAACTGTTCCAAGTCCTAACCATTCAATATCCATCCACAAAATTTGTGCTTTGGAAATATCTAATGTAACACCAGATGGATTGAGATGTCCTGCACCAAGCATTGTATCAATATTCCAGTTATTTTGCGAAATTTGTGTTGTTATTCCAGTAGATAAACTTCTTTCCGCAAAATATAAAGTGCTTCCATCAAGTTCCAGATACATTCCATTATCTGCACCAAAGTATCCTACTCTTTGACGAAGATTTGCTTTTGGTGGGTTCATTACAAAAGTATTCATCACTTGTAATGATTTTCCTGGTTGATAAGAGAATACTTTTGTGGTTTCCCTAATCGCAGAACATCCAGCAGTAGTTCCTATACTAATATTGACTAAACCTTGTGCTGTTACAAATCCAACTGTTGAACCAGTTCCTACAACTAAACCACTCCAAAGATTATTGTCCTTGTATCTGTGGGAACTATCAAAAAGTGTAAGTGGAGTTGAAGTTCTTAAACGACCAAATGCATCAGTTGCTATTGGGGGAAATGTAATAGATGCTGCTGCTGATGATGTGGAAATTGATACTGTTCCCGTAACTGGTAGGGGATTACTAGAACTTACAGGAGCACTATTGAGATTGAGTGATACTTGCCCAGTTGTTCCAATTCCTACTGTTCCCTGAACTGTAACAGTAGAACCAATACCTGATACTGCGACTGTTGTGACTGGATTGGTTACATAAAAACTTGTATTTGAGATTGATACTGTATTGGCAATTGATACAGTTCCTCCTACGGTTACAGAAGTAACGGGATTTAGAATATAAAAACTTGTATTTGAGATTGATACTGTATTAGCAATTGATACTGTTCCACCTACCGTCACAGAAGTAACAGGATTTAGAATATAAAAACTTGTATTTGAGATTGATACTGTATTCAGTAATGAGGAAATGCCAACTGGAAGATATGAAAGATTTATATTTACTGTTCCAACACCAACAG